GCAGTTTTTTGACGACAACGGCGTGCCTCTGAGCGGCGGCAAGCTTAACACCTACGCTGCCGGCACTACGACGCCGCAAGCCACGTTTACCAGCAGCTCTGGAGCGACGGCTAACGCCAACCCTATTATTCTGAACGCCGCGGGCCGTCTGAGCGGTTCTGGAGAGATTTGGCTGACCGAAGGCGTCAGCTACAAGTTTATCTTGACTGACGCCAACAACGTGTTGATCGGCACTTACGACAACATCTCTGGCGCCAACGATTTTTCGTCGTTTGCTAACACAACGGACGCCACCAAAGGAGACGCGCTGATTGGTTTTCGCCAGTCAAACAGCAGCGGCAATCTTCCGGGGGCTGTAGGCCGCACGGTCCATCAAAAGTTTCAAGATACTGTTGGGCCTAAAGACTTTGGCGCGGCCGGCAACGGCTCTACCAATGATACCGCCGCGTTTACCGCGCTTGAAGTGCAATTTACCGGACGTATTATTGATCTGTCTGGCTATTCGTACTTGGTAAACGCATATCCTACCGGAAACACATATGTTAACGGCAATTTTATTGTTGGCGCAACAACTTACAGCGCCGCGCAAGACAAAGTAAATATTTCTAGCGACACCGACACCGGGGGTATTGACCCTGCTTTTACCGGAGGTGTTATACCGCTACCCACAATTAGCGGACGCACAACTACAGACTCACTTCTTGTGTCTGCCAGCCAAAACTCTAGGTCCGAGTTTGCGCGCGCCGTCAACATCGGCAGCATTTATTCTTGGGCTAAGGGCAATGTGTCGGGAAATTACTCCGCCCGTCAATCGCTTGCTTGGGTTCCTCAATCCGCAAACATGGCGTCTGAGGAATGCTGGGTGTGGGGCGGTTTTCGCGGCGCAAACCTTGCGTCCATTTTTTCGGGTTGCGAAAACGAGAGCAACGCTAACATTGCATCTCGCAGCAGCTTTGCGACTGGCCGAAGCTCGGCCAACATTTCGTCTGTTGGTAGCTACGCTGGGCGCGGCGGCGGCGCGCGGTTTACCGTCACTACAGCCGCTGGCGCGGTAACGGTACTTGCGATTGATGCTGCTGGTTCTGGCTATCAAGCTCTCGATGCCATTGTCTTTTTTGACCGGTCGGGAAGCGGGGCAGGCGCAACCGCGCAAGTTGCGACCGTTAACGGCACGGGCGGTATTACCGCGGTGACCATTCTGACGCCAGGCAGCAACTACAGTTCGCGCGTAGACGCTACTGTAGACAACGGAACCGGCGACTTTTCCGCGGTTATGGCGTCTGATCGCGCCGTAGTTTCTGGTGGTCTTTCGGTCGCAATTGCGTCGTCGGAAAGCCTTGTGTCGGGAGACACCGCCGCTGTTGTAGCCGCGGATACGGCTACGGCGTCAGGGGCCGCGTCTGCCGTTGTCGCCGCCGTAAGCAGCACCGCCTCCGCCGCAAACGCCGTTGTTCTTGGTGCGTCCGGGTCTACCGCCTCCGGCGAGCTGTCTGCCGCTATAGCAGCAAACATTTGCCAAGCCACGGCTAGCGGTGCCGTAGTTTTTGGCCGCCGCACCATCAATGACCAAACGCGGTCTATTGCTTTTGGCGACGCGGTATCTGGAAGCGCAAGCACAGCAAACAGAAAGTTTCATCTGTTTGCTGACGGCAACATGAGCATTGCTGGAACGCTGACACAAAACGCAATCTTTACCGACTACGCTGAGTATTTTGAGAACTTGGACGTCGGCGTAATCCCGCTGGGCACTTTGGTATCGCTGGACGGCCGCCGGGTTCGCCCGTCTCGCGCTGGCGACGTTGTGCTAGGGGCTATTTCTGCCACCGCGTCCATTGCTGCTGGCGACACGCCGTTTCATTGGAGCAAAAGGTATCTGACGGGAGAGTTTGGCGAGCTTCTCTACCACGACATCCCGGATCCTGACTGGCTTGCTTTAATGCCCGATCCAAATTGGCGCCCGTCTGGAGATGAGAGTGTCACCGACCGGCCGCTTGTCCCCAATCCCACGCCGCGCCCGCTTGTACGAGCGCCGATGGAAAACCCTGACTACGACCCTGAACGGGCAAATGTCTCTCGCTCTGAGCGCCCCGCCGAATGGTCGTGCGTTGGGTTGTTGGGTCAAGTTCACACGCGGCTTGGTGCTGATGTGGCAGCTGGAGATTATGTCGCCGCTAACGATGGTGGCCAAGGTATCAGATCAACTGCGCCGACAAACCTTCGGTGCATGGAAATTAAAAGCCCGTTTGATGCCGTTAAAGGCTACGCCGTTGGCGTGTGTCTGGTGAAGTGAGGGCCAACATGCTCATTGAGTTTGAAATGGCCAAAGACGGGGTTGTTTTCCGCGACGCCATCCTTTTGCCTGACGACCATACGCTGACGGCCGCACAAATCAGCGCGGTCAAAAAACAGCGTTTTGAGGCTTGGCTAGCAGCCACTCTTCCCGAAACGCAGGAGGACTAGTCTATGGCTGTCCGATATTGGGTTGGCGGGTCTGGAACCTGGGACGCAACCGCGACAACCAATTGGTCCGACGCGTCCGGTGGCGCTTCTGGGGCATCCGCACCGACCTTTGCTGATGATGTTGTGTTTGACGCCGCGTCAAACACCGGCACCTCTGCTTTTACCGTGACGATCGACACAGGTGCTGTCTGTCGCGATTTTTCTACCGGCGGTGCTGGCGGGGCTCTTGACGGGGTAATGACGTTAGCCGGCTCCGCCGCATGGGCGGTTTACGGCGGGCTTACTTTTCCCGCAGCCAATCTTACGCGCACATACACAGGCACCATCACATTTGCGGCTACCACTACGGGCCAGACAGTCACCACAAACGGCGTGACGCTAACCGGCGGTTCCGTGGTGTTCGACGGCGTTAACGGCGGTTGGTCGTTAGGTAGCGCGCTGACGGTCACTAACAACATCACGGTTACAAATGGTGCTTTTGCGACGGCTAATTTTGCCGTCACCGCCGCCAACCTGTTGTCCAGCAATACGAACACCCGCAGCATATCCTTCGGGTCGTCCTCGGTTACGTTGAGCGGCGCGACGCCGGTCGTGTTTTCGGTGCCTACGGGGCTGACTTTAACCGCAGGAACCTCAACGATTACCTGTTCGGGGGCAAACCCGACGTTTGCTGGCGGCGGGCTAACGTTCCACAACGTCTCGTTTACGACAACGGGAGCCAGTTCTAAGACAATTGACGGCGCCAATACGTTTAACAACCTGACCGTAGCCAGCACCTCTGGCACCCGCGAAACCTTTGTGTTTTTTGGGGCCAGTCAAACTGTTAACGGCACGTTGACGTTTGGCGCGGCCAATACCGCTATTCGGCGCGTCCGCGTCAGCAGCGACGTAGTTGGTGTCTCCCGAACTTTGACCGCCGCAGCCGTAGCTGCGCTAGCCGACCTTGACTTTCGTGATATTGCCGCTGCCGGCGTATCCGCGCCTTGGTCTGGCACTCGTTTGGGGGATTGCCTAGGCAATAGCGGCATTACTTTTGACGCGGGGGTCAACAAGTTTTGGAACCTAGCTGCAGGCGGAAACTGGTCTGATACTGCGTGGGCGCTCACGTCTGGAGGCGCCGTAAGCGTCAACAATTTTCCTTTGCCGCAGGACACTGCGGTTATAGAAAACACAGGCCTTACGGCTGGTAATACCATTACCATCCAAAATAACTGGCAGATTGGAACGCTTAGCGCGTCCACAAGATCTACGTCGGCGACCATATCTTTTACCGGCGCTGCAAGCCTCTACCAAAACTTGACGTTAAGTTCGGACATAACTTTGTCTGGCACAGCTGTTTTAGCTGTTGCGGGGCGAAACACGCAAACGATCACGTCCGCAGGGCGCACGTTTACCAACCCTATAAGCGTAACTTCCGCAGGCACAGTATCTTTTGCCGACGCGCTTTCGGCTAACAATACGTTCACCTTTGCGTCGGGCATTGCTGCGCTGGCGGCTGGCGCCACGTCATCTGTGGTTACGTTTGTGGCAAACAGCTCCACCCCAAAAACTTTGCGGTCCACATCCGCTGGCGTGCAGGCCACGCTGTCGCAAACCAGCGGAACGGTAAACGCTGCGTCGCTGACGATCCAAGACATCGCGGCTACCGGCGGCGCCACATGGAACGCCTACGTTGACCAGAACAACGTGGACGCAGGGAACAACACCGGCTGGAACTTTGGTCTGTCTCCAACAGTCCTTGCCTACGAACTGCCGTATGAGATAAGGTCTTTTACGCAGCCAAGGAGGTTTTAACATGGCTATGAACATTAAGGCTGTTACGTCCTGCCTTGGCTATCAGCAGATCACGTCTTTGAGCGCGGCGGCGGGTCTGACCGTCCCCCCGCGCGACCCGACGGGCCTCAACCAGAAGCCCGTTCTGGCCCTCATTGTGGCCGAGACGGTCGGTGTGCGCTGGCGCGATGACGGCACGGATCCGACGGCTTCCGTCGGTATGCCTCTCGCGGCTGGCGTGCCGTTCGCCTACGACGGCGACCTGACCCGTATTCGGTTCATCCAGCAATCGGCAAGCGCGGTGCTGAACGTCAGCTACTACGCTTGACCCATACCCGTACTGGTGCGGTTCACCAGGGATCGTAAGGATCGAAAATGTCTACCGAAGACGGTAATGCCCTAGCGGAAGTGACCGCGCCGGACCAGGTCGCCACGGCGGTGCCTGCGTCTGACGTTTCTACGCCGGCTGAAACGCCGAACGAGGCGCCCAAGACCTTCAGTCAGGAGGAACTGGACGCGATTGTCGGCAAGCGCCTTGCCCGCGAACAGCGGAAATGGGAGCGAGAGCAAGCCCAAAAACTGGCCGAGCTGGAGGCAAAGCGGGCGGTGCCCGTCAATCCTCCGGCGCCTGACGATTTCGACAACGCTGCCAAGTACGCAGAGGCCCTGGCCGAGCAGAAAGCGCAGGAGTTGCTTCGCCATCGGGAGGCGGCCCAGCAGCAGGCTAAGGTGGTTGAAGCCTACCATGAGAAAGAGGAAGCCGCCCGCGGCAAGTACGACGACTTTGAACAGGTCGCGTACAACCCGAGCCTTCCTGTGACTGATGTCATGGCCCAGACCATCCAGGCTTCTGACGTTGGCCCCGACATCATCTACTGGTTGGGGACCAATCCGAAGGAGTCTGCGCGTATCGCCAACCTAGCTCCGTTCATGCAGGCCAAGGAGATTGGCAGGATCGAGGCCAAGCTGGCCGCCGACCCGCCGGTTAAAAGAACGTCAACCGCCCCGGCCCCTATTGCTCCGGTGACGGCTCGCTCCGCGTCCACGCCCGGCTATGACACGACGGACCCCCGTTCCGTCAAAAACATGTCTACGTCGGAGTGGATTGAGGCCGACCGCCTGCGCCAGATCAAGAAGTGGGAAGCCACACGCAACCGCTAAGGATCCTTTGAGATGGCAAACTCGCTTCTTACTATCGACATGATCACCAGGAAGGCCCTGGAGATCCTTGAGAACAACCTCGTCCTCACCCGCAACGTCAACCGCCAGTACGACGACAGCTTTGCCGTCGAAGGCGCGAAGATCGGCTCCACCCTCCGCATCCGTCTGCCCGACCGTGCGCTGGTGACCGATGGCGCCGCGCTCCAGGTGCAGGACGACAACGAGCAGTTCACCACGCTGACGGTTTCCAGCCAGAAGCACATCGGTGTAAACTTCACCTCGGCCGAACTCACCATGCAGCTCGACGACTTCGCCGAGCGCGTGCTGAAGCCTCGTATTTCGCAGCTCGCCTCCAGCATCGACGCGGACGTGGCCAACGCCTACAAGTCGGTCTTCCAGTCGGTCGGCACGCCGGGCACCACGCCTGCGACGTCTCTGGTGCTGCTCCAAGGCCAGCAGAAGCTGAACGAGGCCGCCGCCGTCATGTCGCCGCGCTACGCGACCGTGAACCCGGCCGCCAACGCGGGCCTCGTCGAAGGCATGAAGGGCCTGTTCAACCCGACCGACACCATCAGCCGCCAGTTCAAGAACGGCATGATGGGCATGGGCGTGCTGGGCTACGACGAGATCAACATGTCTCAGTCGATCAAGCAGCACCAGACCGGCTCGCGTACCGGCGCGCACACGGTGACGACCACCGTGTCCACGCAGGGCCAGGCCACGCTGAACATCACCGGCACCGGCTCGCAGACGCTGGCCGTTGGCGATGTGTTCACGGTTGCTAGCGTGTTTGCGGTCAACCCGCAGACCCGCGAGTCCACGGGTTCGCTCCAGCAGTTCGTGGTGACGGAGGCCATTGCGGCGTCCGGCGGCGCGTACACCGCGGTCAAGATCTCTCCGGCGATCTACACCTCGTCCAACGCGCTGGCGACCGTTGATAGCTTCCCGCAGGCTGGTGCGGTGATTACGTTCCTCGGCGCTGCCTCCACGCAGTACCCGCAGAACCTGATCTACCACAAGGACGCCATCTCGTTCGCCACGGCCGACCTGCTGCTGCCGCAGGGTGTGGATATGGCGTCTCGCCAGGTTCACAACGGCATCTCGCTGCGTGTCGTGCGCCAGTACGACATCAACAACGACCGCCTGCCTTGCCGTATCGACGTCCTTTACGGCTTCAACACCATCCGCCCGCCCATGGCCGTGCGGCTCTGGGGCTAAGGCACAGGAAAGGAGAACACGAACATGGCAATTCCGAATGGCGGCGGCGGTTACCAGGTTGGTGACGGCAACCTCAACGAGCCTCTGATCGACGCGCTCCCCGATCCCGTCTCCGTCACTACGGCGGCGACGCTCACCCCGGCGCAGGTGCTGAACGGGCTGATCCTGGCGAACTCCGGGATCACCGCCGCGTCCGTCACCTACACCCTGCCGACGGTGGCGGATCTGGAACTCGTCCTGTCCAACTCGGACAAGGTGGGCACGGCGTTCACCTTCCGCCTGGTGAACCTCGGCACGTCCTCCGGCACGGCGATCATCGCCACCAACACCGGCTGGACGATCACGGGCTCGCTGACGATGACCGTCCCGGTCACGACCGGCGCCCAGTTCGTCGCCCGCAAGTCTGCGGCTGGCGCCTGGACCCTCTACCGCGTCGTGTAATGTACCCGGCCCCCTGCTTCGGCAGGGGGGCCGACCTTTTGAGGCTCACATGCCAGTCATCTACCTTGAACACCCTCGGCACGGCGTTAAGGTTGCCTTCATGGACCTTGAGGCCGAACAGGACGAGGAGAACGGCTGGTCGCGGATGGCGGAGGCAAACGCGGCCCCCGTCAATATGCTGGCACGCGCCGCTGGTGGTGATACAATGACCTCTGAGGCCCCGCGCCGTCGAGGCCGCCCGCGCGCCAATAAGGACGACTGACATGGCCACGGCAGGCGACATCATCAACGGATCGCTCCGCCTGCTGGGCGTGCTGGCCGAAGGCGAAACGCCGTCCTCTGAGACGTCTCAAGACGCGCTCAACGCCATGAACCAGATGATCGACAGTTGGAACACCGAACGCCTCGCCGTGTTCTCGACCATTGATCAAGTAGAGACGTGGCCACCCGGCGCGCTTTCTCGCACCTTTGGGCCGACCGGCGATATCGTGGGCGACCGCCCGA